TGAAATTAGAAAGATAAAGCCAGAGATTACTAACGAAGAGCTTCAGGAGATTAAAGACCAAGGTTCTGCGTGGTATAGTGCATTCCCTGTAATATATAAATACCAAGATGACTTGTTCTCTAATGAGTTAGTCACACTCATATACTTCAATTATAAAACAGACAAGAAGTTTGTTTATAAGAAAAAGAAATTAGATAATGGTGGAGAGAGAGTCATTCGTAAGGATGAGACTTTCAACCCTGAAGACAGTGAGTACTTTGATAGAGTAGATATCTCTAAGGAGGTATGGTACGAAGGCGTTCTTGTTGCAGGTAGCAACATCTTGCTTAAATGGGAGATGAGTAAGAATATGGTTCGACCTAAGTCAGCTACCAATAAGGCTCTTCCAAACTATGTGCTGTTTGCTCCAAGAATGTACAAAGGTCAGATAGACTCACTTGTAAAAAGAATGATTCCTTTTGCGGATCAGATTCAGCTTATACATTTAAAGCTACAGCAAGTACAGTCACGTATTGTGCCAGATGGTGTATTTATTGATGCTGATGGAATTAATGAGGTAGACCTTGGTACTGGAGCTGCATACAACCCAGAGGATGCATTGAGATTATATTTCCAAACGGGATCTGTTATTGGGCGTTCATATACTGGAGAGGGTGAGTTTAACAATGCTCGTGTTCCTATTCAAGAGCTATCAACTAATTCAGGACAGTCTAAGATTATGGCTCTAATAGGCAGTTATAATCACTATCTCAATATGATACGTGATGTGACGGGTCTTAACGAGGCTAGAGATGGGTCTATGCCAAGCCCCGATGCTTTGGTAGGTCTTCAGAAGATGGCTGCACTTAATAGCAATACAGCAACAAGACACGTACTTGAAGCTGGTCTAGCTATGGTTAAGAGATTAGCTGAGTGTATTGCTGTTCGATTGTCAGATATACTTGAGTATTCTCCATACAAAGAGCAGTTCGCTATGCAGATAGGAAAATACAATATGGCGATACTCAAAGATGTAAAAGACTTGTACCTACACGACTTTGGTATATTTATAGAGATAGATCCAGATGAAGACGAGAAGGAAATGCTTGAGAGAAATATTCAGATAGCCCTTCAAAGAGACGCAATAGACCTAGAGGACGCTATAGATATTCGTAACGTGAAGAACATAAAAGTCGCTAACGAATTGTTGAAGGTCAAGCGTAAGCGTAAACTTGCAGCACAACAACAACGTGAGGATCAAGTGATGCAGGTTCAGGCCAACAATAATGCAATGTCTCAACAAGCAGCAGCAGAGTCATCCATGCAGAAAGTTCAAATGGAGGCTCAGGTTAAATCTCAAGTTAAGCAAGCTGAGATTGCGGCTGAGATGGAGAAGATGAAACTTGAGGCTGAATTGAAAAGACAGTTGATGGATATTGAGTTCCAATACAATATGCAACTCAAAGGAATTGATGCAGACAGTCTGCAAAGAAGAGAGGATGAGAGGGAGAAGGCTAAAGATAAACGAGTGGACTTACAGGCAACTCGTCAGTCAGAGCTTATAGAGCAACGTCAGAAACAACTTCCTGCAAAGAGTTTCGAGAGTACAGAGGACTCGTTAGACGGATTTGATTTAGAATCATTTGGACCTAAGTAATGGCTTATATAGAGCACAATTTCTTTCCATTAAAAGTATTTGTTCGTAACGAATACATGTATCAATTTAAAAAAGGACTTGGAGAATTTACGGAAGGCACTATAGTTTCTGTAAGATGTTTGCCAGGTCAAGCGGCTTTATTTCAAGTATTGCTTAACAATGGGGTGATGAGAGACAAGTTACCATCTCATGCTTTACTTATAGAAGACAAACTTCCTAGTCCAGACCTTCCGTTTCATTTTCTTCAGATATGGAATTGCTTTTCGTATAATTTTACAATTACTCAACTATCGTATGTTTATGATACAAAAGTTGAGGTGTTTATGAAGGATAAAAAATGGTATAGTGGGTCTTATTATGCTACAATAAATTGGGGCTCTAACGACATAAATACAGATATATCGTTAGCTGAGGATCCATTAGAGCATAAATCGCATCATATAATATTGCTTGACAATGGACAGATTGCTCTTCAGCCTAACAATAGGATAAAATGGTCTGAACCTTCGTTTGTCACTAAGGCATTCCCTGAGAAGCCAGACTACTTGGTGAATGATACGTACTTTAACTGTGAAGGTTATGAGAAGTGGAGTACAGAGGATTCTTATATAATGTTTTATAGCAATGATTAAAATGAAACAAAAAGCAAAATCAAAGGTGAATCAAGCTGGAAATTATACTAAGCCAGGCATGAGAAAGTCCTTGTTTGAAAAGATAAAAGCTGGCACAAAAGGTGGAGATCCAGGAGAATGGTCGGCTAGAAAAGCACAATTGTTAGCTAAAGAATATAAAGCAAAAGGGGGTGGTTACAAATGAAAAGTTTATCTAAATCTCAAAAAAGTTTAAAGAATTGGACTGAGCAAGAATGGATGACTTCAGGTACATATTCAAACTTGAAGAAAGGAAAGTCCAAAGAGGTGAAGTCAGCAGGTAAGAAGAGATATTTGCCTAAGTCAGCATGGTCTTCTTTGACGGATAAAGAGAAAGAGGCTACAAATAAAGCTAAGGCGAAAGGAAACAAAGAGGGAAAGCAGTTTGTATCTCAACCAAAAGAGATAAAGGCAAAAACTAAAAGACATAGATAATGGCAGCAAGTAAAGATTCAAGACTAGCAAGAGCTGGAGTAAGTGGCTACAATCAGCCAAAGAGAACTCCGAGCCATCCAAAAAAGTCTCACATTGTTGTAGCTAAGGTAGGTGATGTTATAAAGACAATACGTTTCGGGCAGCAGGGAGTAAAGACAAATCAGACTGCAGGACAGCGTGAAGCATTTAAGTCTAGACACGCAAAGAATATATCTAAGGGAAAATTATCAGCTGCATACTGGGCCGATAAGGTTAAATGGAGCCCAAGTAAAACTGCATCACCAAGTAAAAAATGGGTTAAAGGATCATGAAGACTGTATCTATACAAGGCGTTAAGCATTTGGTTAAGAAGAACAAGAAAGGGGATGTTGTCGTAGAACATACCAATATACATAATGGGAAATACGACAAAATAAACCTAACTAAAAAAGCTAAATCAAAGACTGTATCAGAAGGAATTAAGGCAACAAAAAAATGGCATAAAGACAATCCATATGAAAAGCATAAAGACACCAAAGGCTCCAAAGCCAAAAAAACTACCAATAGGTAAGATACCAAAAAGCAGGATGGCGACTAAAGCGCCAGTGCCTAAAAACCCTAAAAAAATGTGATATCGTTTTTTTAGTTAATTTTGTAACAATTTAAATTAAATATAATGAGTGAGTTTAAAGTAAGAGCTGTTGATTTTGAAGAGAAGTCTGCAGTTGAAATGGAGCAAGAGTTAGTTGAACGACACGAGAAAGAACTAACTGGAGAGCCAACGGGAGAAGTTTCTACAGATGAGCCTAAAGAGGTTACAGAGGAAACGGTAGTAAAAGATGAAACAAGTGAACAGGCAGTACCTGTCACTTACGAAATAAAAGACGAAGACGTTCTTTCACATATTAGAAACAGATACAACAAAGAGATTAACTCTATTGATGATCTGTTCGCGCAAAGAGAGGCTAACGATGATTTGCCGGAAGACGCTGCCGCATTCTTGAGATTCAAGAGGGAGACAGGCAGAGGCATTGAGGACTTCGTTAAATTGAATAGAGATTACGGTAGCATGGATGAAAAGTCTTTGCTTGCTGAATACTATTCAGTTACTAATCCTGAATTCGATAAAGAAGATATAGCTTGGAAAATAGACGAGCTTTCTTACGATGAGGATTATGATGACGAAAAGACTATTAAGTCTAAGAAGTTAGCATTAAAACAAGAACTTAAAAGAGCGAGTGATTTCTTTGATAAGCAAAAGGAGCAATATAGAGTTCCGCTTGAGTCAAGCAGAAACTCTGCACCGATTGTAGATGAAGAATACGAGCACTTTAAGCAATACAAACAGCAGTCAGTCCAGGCTGAAGAGGAGACGCGTAAAAAGTCTGATTATTTTGTTGCTAAGACAAACGAGTTGTTTTCTGAAAAGTTCGAAGGTTTCGAATTCAATTTAGATGACAGTAAGGTTGTGTATAAACCAACAGATATCAGTACTCTTAAAGAGCAGTCAGATATGGCGAAATTCGTAAAAGGATTTCTAAATGAAGACGGATATCTTAAAGACGCAGCTGCATTTCATAGGGCTATTGCTATCGCATCCAATCCTGAAAAATTTGCCAAGTTCTTTTATGACAAAGGTAAATCTGATGGAGTAGGAAGCATTGCAGAAGAATCTAAAAACATTGACATGGGAAGACCTGCTACGACGATAACGCCAAAGCAAGGGTTCTCAGTTAGGGCTTT